CGATCTTCGTAACTAATGCTGTTATTAGTAATATCTAATATAATAGACTGCTCGTTAATATCTTCAAGAACTCTAGCAAGTTTTTTAAGGTTCGGTACGTTTAATGACCCGCTAAAAGTAGCTTCTATATCTGTATATTCACCTAGTACATAAATCGTTTCATCAGGTACTGTAGACAGTACTGAGCATACATTGGGTTGTATGCTCAGTATGCAAGCTTCATTAATGATAGAAATGCTGTCTAAGAACTTTAAAAATTCATTCTTTGATTTTATTCTTATTTGCTGCTTTGTCATTTGCACTTAATTGTATGCTATGTTTCTCTAAAATCCCTGTAATTACCTTAAGTTGTGATTTTATTTCGTGGAGATAACTTGTTGTCTCATTGAGTCTTTTAATGATTCTCTCCATCTGCACATTCTCTTTTGTATCAGTAAAATTAAAGAGCTCGAGTTGCTGTTCTCCAGGTTGCTGCGGAGCAGGAGTTACTTCGGTCGCGTAGTGCATTGCCGGAGCAGGCATTACCTGCTCCGGTGAAGGGATATAAACCTGCGGCTGACGCTGTTGCTCTTGCAGTTGTCGCTGTTGTTCTTGCTGTTGCTGCATAACCAAGGCCTGCTGTAGTTGATTTTGAATATCACTACTTAACGGTCTAAGATCTTTAGCATGCTGAACAATCATTTGATCAGACTGCTTTGCTTGCGCATGCACAGTACCGAAGAATTGCACTAGTGCTTGTTGTTCTTCATTTGTCATATATTATAGGTCTTTAAGCAAGTCGTCGATGTCGTCGAATGAATCTTCCTCGCTATGTGATGGACTTACAGTTTCAACATGACGCGGAGTTTCTCTAGGAGCAGGTGTCGAAGCGCGTTCAACTCGAACTTCTTCTTGAGTTGACTCAGTTTTACAGAAGTAATGCTCATCAAGCATCTGCTTCAACTCATCTACAGACTTCAGAGGGAAGACCTTAGTAAGGTCAAAAACACTATCATAGATCTTCTTCTGCTCGTCTTCAGACAAGTTAAGTTTACCAGCTGAAGTAAATCGAGACGAGACATAGGTAGGAAACTCTCCTTGATTCTCGCACTTGATCTTAAAGTTAACTCCGCCTGTACTTAAGTCAAAGATACGTGGACCGAACTCCTCTGAATCTTCACCTTCAATTGCTTCCATGATAATTTTATGCAATTGCTTACCGTATCTAAGAAGCTTTACTTTACCGTTATTATCTGGATTAGATGTATCGTCAATGACATATACATTAACAAGATACTTCTCAGTTCTCTTAATCGCCTTTGCACGTTCCTTCTCATCCTCTGAACCCATGCGAAGAGTACGATAACGCTCTTCTGCAATTGGATCGCGCTCACCAAATGTCATAGGCGACAGCGCTTGTACGTATTGACCAGTTGCGAATGACATCCACCCATGATTAAAGTAATGGAAGAATGTATTCTTCGGATCACTTGCGAATGGCAATAGTCGTACTGTGTATGTATTACCTGGAGACGTTTTCATGATCTCTGTATAGGTAGCACTACCACCGTTTTCGTTATTGCTCTTAGCAAGAGCGTCCTTGATTGACTGGAACATTGAATTATTAAATGCCTTACTCATATTATTATTTTTCTGTTGTTTGTTTTTTAGTTTTTTCTAGTTGTTGTTTTATAATGTCAAGAGCCTTACTTAGTGTATGTTTTAATTTTGTCGACTTACAGTAATTAATTCTCGTTTCATTATTAATGATATTAAAGTCTGGAATCAAAAAATCAAGTAATTCTTGTCCTACAGACCTTAAATTTTTATTACAGTCCAAAGCATGGATTATGTAAAAGTTTACACTATGATCTTTAAGATGTTGAATAACAATCGGCATTGTACCGACAATCATCGACTTATATTGATCTAGTGTAATATTATTTATTCTACAGTATCGATATATAAAGGAGCACGCCTCTTTACACCTCGCTATTACTTCATCGCTATCTGGATTTTCTTTTTCACGAGACTTAACGTATGTAGTATAGCACTTAAGCGCTTTACGCGTTAGAAAAAAATCAATAGATGTATAATCTGTTGTACTGTAAACTTTATAAGGTGCAATAAAAAACTCGTCGATATCTATCGATGAGTTTCTTTCAAAGAGAGAAGAGAGCTTACGTAATACTAAGATCGTAGTAGCGTCAAGCTTTTCAAAGTCTTTTCTTATCTTAAACGGTTTGTTATTTGCTTTACGATAAGCAATATTATATGAGTTGTATATTCGTTTCTCAAATTCACTTAGCGACATAATTTCTTCTTAGAGTTTAAGTACTTCGTGATATACTTGCTCTTAGTAATCGTCGGATCGTACTCTAAGAATATTCTAGACACTTCTATGTTAGAATCAACTCCAATTAACTCCTTACATACTTCTCTTAATTGCTCATCTTGTAGCGTTAAGACAAATACATTTTGGAAACTTAGTTTTTTACCTTTAAGTAAGGTACACAGAGAACAAAAGCTTAAAAGCATGTGCTCAGTTTCACGATCAATTATATTTTGCGAGGGATTTACTACTGGTGTTAGGTGCATGGCGTTAAAGTTTTGGTAAAGTTAAGAAACTGCTGAGTAATTGAGCCACCTGCTGCATATTCGTGGCCTCCACCATCGCATAAAACTTCCGCTAACTTATGAAGCTTCATATCGCACCCTGTTTTTTTCTTACGAAAAGAAACTTTTTGAGATGTAGTGTTAATTATTATAGCAATGTCAGCATTATGTTTTTTTAATGCATAATGTGCTAGTTCGTTAATACTATTATTAGCGACACAACTAATTACACTATACTCTTTTATCTTACCTTTAAAATACGTCGCGTTATCGATAGCATCTTTCAGCCTATTACAAAATAGTTTGTATGCATTTTGCTCATACGGTGTATATGTACCTAAACCGTTCTTAAATCGTTGTATGAACTTTTCACCCTTCGGTGCATTATAGCTATGGTATATAGAATTCAACTTTAGGGTGTCTGCATACGCGAGAGTGTAGCTATCGTAATCATCAACAATATTAAACAACTCTTTCTGTGCTGGTAATAGAGCTTTGTCTAAAACCTTTGTAAACTTTTGTAAGATAAGTTTGCAGCACGATGAACAGTCTTCGATAATGACTTTTGCAGTTTTATACCTATCCTTTACATCGACATGAGACTTGTGATGGTCTATAATCACAACTTTTTCGCGATCAACAACAGATACAATTTCATCTGGCACCCAGACATCAACAATATAAATTTTATCGAAGTTATCGTAATTAGTAGCAGCCCAGCCTTTGTATGTACCTGCAAAATTCCCGTCATTTACATCAAAAACGGAAAAATTTGCACGGTCACCATACACTAATTGCAGAGCTAATGCTGATCCAGCACCGTCAAGATCATTATCTGTCCAAATAGCTATATTCACCAGTTTATTTACTTAGCTTATAGAAAAATGCTACATCTCACTTAAAGATGTCAATATTTTAAACGTGTTATCATTATATTCATCTGACATAACAGGATCTTCATCCGATTGAAGAATAGATAGAGTCGAGTAATCAATTCTCATTGCTTGAGTAGTTCCTCGTGCACCATATCTGTTTTTCATCATACCTAACCTAATCACTCCTAACTCTCTGTCTTCATCGTTCTGAAAAATAGAGGTAATACAGTCTGCAGTAGCACACAAGCCAATACTTTCTGAAATTGTAGTCATATCTGGGTTCTCAGTATTAAATCCAGATCGATTAATTTGAGTTGCTGAGATAATCGGACACGAGAATGTATACGACATTGCACGTATTTGTTCAGCAACATACTTAATACGTTCATATGAATTATTACCTACAGTCGAATGCATCAGGTTAATATAATCTAATACAATCGCATCGATTCTAATACCTGTATCAGTTATTTTCTTAATATAACCCTTCAAATAGTTTGGCGTAATAGTTGATGGTGGAAATTCCTTAATCAATATTCGTCCATTTGTATCATCATGGTTTTCTGTCAGCATTGTCTTCAGTGTACCAGTACTTGTCGACAAATCGTTAATCGCAATTTTTGTAATATTAGAGCAAATACGTCTTGCATAAAGTAACTCTGACATTTCTAGTGTAATAAGCAATACAGTCTTACCTTGATTAGCGATATTAGCAGCAATATTACCAAGGAAGATAGACTTACCAATATTAGACTCACCTGCAAAGATGTATAACGCTCTACCATCTTTAAGAAATCCGCCATTTAACAAATCATCTAACCACGGCCATTTCGATGGAATTGAGTGTTGTACATTCTGAAGATCTTCGATAATTCTATCAACATCACCATACAAATCTAGACCTTTATCTGTTACAAGATTTACACTACACGATTTTTCAATCTTTGATAAGATTGAAGAAGTATCAATTTCACCCGACGCTATATCACCTGCAACTTCAAGCATAGTATGATAAACAGCTTTCTCTTTTAAGAAGCGTTCTGTGTTATCATACAATTCATCTTTATCGAGATTCTTATCTATCGATCTTAACGATTCAATTACAGTCTTATAAGACTCTTTTAACTCATCTGTCGTAAGATATGATTTAAGCTCAGTATTAGTAGGCAGCTTATTTCTCTTTTCATAAAATGCTGTAATAATCTTAAAGATAGTTCCTATGTTCTTATCTTTAAAATAGTTCGGATTAACATAATCTGCAATTGATGCAAGATATGTAGAGTCTGAAAGTGCTTTAAAGCAAAGGACCTTTTCAAAAAAATCATTATCTAATTTACTCACTTGAATAGTGTAGTCTTTTAATTGAATTATTCAACTTTTTTCTCCTTCCACTTGTTAAGAAAGTATTCTTGACCTATATTAAACTCTTCTGTAAATTCTCTCAAGCCAGGTGACGCATGGGTTATCATAATATCTCCAACACCAACCTTAAACCCTTGTTTATGAGCTTCTAGACTGTATGAGAGATCGTAAAAGTGAAATCCAGCTGGATTATCTTCATCAAATTGGACTTTTTCAAAAACAGATCGCTTAATAGCCATAAACACACCATCAATAAGAACAGCTCTGTGTGGATACACTCCAAACGATGTCATATGTTTCTTATTATCTGCTAAATGTGCTACAGCGCCGTGTAAATTACCACTTCCAAATCCACCACCCATTAAATGCCAGAGAACTGGTGCTTCTAACTTACATTGCGTTGATCCTGCAACACCAATTACATCGTATTCACCCTGTAGTTCAGGAATCTTCTTAAAGAGGTCAGATTCGATGATAATATCATCATGTATTAAGACTAAAGTCTCTATATCTTCTTTAAGAGCGAATTTAATCGCCTTGTTATATACCTTCGTTAGAGACTCTGTGTTATTTTCTTTAAAGAAGATATTATAGTCTCCGTTATTGCTTTTATAAAGCAGTGTATCTTCTTTTTTACCTTTTGTTGCTGAGAAAAAAAATGTTTTCATAAAAAAATAAATGGTGATTGTGTATTAAACTTGCTATATTCTGTCCAACCGCTGTCGATATACCTCATAATAACTCCTTCAGGTATAATTTTCATACCCTCTACAAAGAGAGATGATACATCGCCTTGATCATTATAATGTAGTAATGAGCCTTGTCTAAGTATAAATCTCTCCTGCGTCTTCTTATTGATTATATAAAGCGCAAAAGTACCTTTAAGTTTGTTAGTCGTAGCTCGTATGTCGTTGTACTCCTCTAAAAGATTGACTATACACTCAGTATCCACTTTAACAGTTGAATCTAGTTCCTTATGGTTTGTTAAGACACCGTTATGGAACACAAGCCAGTTAGAAGATTCAAACGGATGTGAGTTTTCCTCAGTCCATTCGCGTATATCTGATGTAGGTGCTTGAACATGTCCCACAAAACAATTAATATCGGAGCCATCTAGATTATCTACGTTAAACAATCCTGGAAATTTATCAATACTGATATAGTCACTGCTGACTCTAACTAGACTTGAAGCAAATGTACCTCTTTCTCTGTTAACTTGTACTAATCTCTTAAATCTATCTACATCTCTTGATGATACTATCGCGCACATATGTTAAATATTGTTACTACCTTGTATAAATATAGTATATATGAGATCTTTCGATAATCTACTTAAACGATATGCTATTGTTACTGAAGCAAAGGTGTCTCCGTTTGCTTCAACTCACCCATCATTTGGCGGTGTTACAAAACAAATGTCAGCTCGTGGAATGAGCTCTGCTCCATATGATACTGTTAAGTTTATCGCCACATTTTTAAATAAACTTGATATTATAGACTCTAATGAACTTAATTCAGTACTTAAAGCTTCAGGATTTAAAGGTAAGCAAATTGCATTGCTTGACGCTATTAAAGCAAAAAGTACAGACATTGTAGCTAAAAGTCAGGAAATTGCTGATGAGATGCCAAAGGACCTAGAAGATTATATCAATCGCGCAACACTTAATAGAGGTCGTGATACAATGGCTGATGTTAGAGGCGTTGAAGGCGGTAGCGGTGGTCGTACAGATAAATACGCGAAACAAGCTGCAGAGTACGCTGAAAAGAAAAAAGTAGCTGCGCAAAACAAAGTTCAAAAGCAAGCTCTTAAGATTGCATCAAAAGGTGAGGATACCAATGTGCAATCTGCTGTTGATGTACTTGTAAATACTTTAGATACTGCTGATAAAGAAATGATGAGCCAAGAAGACCGTTATTATGTTGGTGCAGGTATCGGCTTTAAAGGCATTAGCGGAGATGCTGCTAATCCAGACATAGATGACATTGATATTAGCGTAGGCGATATTGGTGATATTCGTGATACTCTTATCACTAAACTGATAAACTTCTTTAACAAGCAGGAAAAATATACAGCAGAAAAAACTCGTCGTGGATTAAATGTGGAAGGACCTACCGGCTCTTTTGGTACAGATGTTGATGATGTTCAGGATATGATAACTGCTCTTATTATGAGAGCTTACCCGGATATTGACAGCGATCAAATCGTTGTTGATCTTAATACTGGTGCTGCTACAGAAGATGAAGAGTACGACTCTGAAAAGGCAGATATCGATAACGATGGTGAGACAGAAGACTGGGAAGAAGGGCTCGCTAAAAAGCGTGGCTTTACTTCAAGTGAAGATGAAGAGTGTGCTTACGAGGACGAGGAACAAGACTGCGACTGCGAAGATGAAGAATGCGACTGCAATAAGGAGTCTATGGTTTCTGAAAGTTACACTTCTGTTTATCTGACAGAGATGACTCGTAAGTCGTACGGAGAAACATCCGCCCCTCAAACTGTTACATTTAAAGAGCGGATGAAGCCTAAAACAATCTGGCAGCTTACTGAATTAAGAAACTACGGTCTCTAATTTAGTGCATTGGTTTATTTCATAAAGTTCATCAAGCTTAGCTTGTTGTACATATCTGATAGGATCCTCATAACCTGCTTCGGTAAAGCCTCTTATACGTAAACTAGAGGATGGCGTTGTTGCATCAGCCAAGCCATCCTCTCTATTACTATAACATGTCCATGTATCTTCAAACTTAACTCGTAGTCTCACTCCCTCTCTTACAATATCTGCTTTTGACATAGTTAGTAGAGGAGCATCGATCTTAATTTGATGCTGTCTATTTTGCGATACTAGCTCATTATACTTAGATACAAATATATCTGTTGTATCCCAGTAACCTGCCAATGAATCTACCTCAGCAGCTCCATACCATACATCTTGAGCACCTAAACTTTCTGCATAAGCGCAACAGATACTTAAGAACATTTGATTTCTAAATGGTACATATGATACAGGTTGTGCATCACCAGCCATTTTACTAATATCAGGATTATCAATATTCAGATTAGTCAGTGATGATGTCGGTGACACATCTTTGATATAAGATACATCTAATAACTTATTAGTAAATTTTACATTAGGGTATTTCTTTAGCAGATTCTGCTTTTGAAGATCTACACACTGCAGTTCTTTGCTGTGTCGTTGACCGTAATCAAAAGTTACTGTGTATATCTCTTTATAACCTCTATCTGCTGCCATAAACAAGAGTACAGACGAATCCATACCTCCTGAGAAGGCTAACACGAGTTTGTCATTTGTCATCATATATAATAATATCTTTCTCTGTTAGTTTACGATCATTAAGTCGAATTGCACCTGCTTTAAGATCATTTTTTATACTAGTTTTTGATTTTTCAATATCAAATGCAGTCTTCCATACCCACTGAATAAACTCAACTATCTTCAACTGTTTCATAATCTTCGAGAATATCATCTACCTCATCCTCCTGCTCTTCTTGAGAGGTTGTTGATGTTGAATACTTCCACTCTACTGCAATTTTCTTCTCGAGTTCTGGAATGAATGTTTTCTCCCATAATTCTACGTTCTTTCTGAAGTTTTTGTAATATCCAAGCTTAGTACCATCTGGCAATTGATAGGTTGCACCTGTCTGAACGATAATACCAAAACCAACAAGTAGATCAAGCAGACCGTGGTACTTGTTCAAGCCATTAGCAAATGATAGATACATCTCAACTTCGAGATATTGCTTAATAAATCTATTTTTACGCGTAAGAGCTCTCAAAATAATACCACTATAACTCTTCTGACCAACTGCAATTGTCTTATCAATAGTTTTACCACCGTCATCCTTCATAGGTTTACGTGCAATCTGTACAGTCACAGATGGAAGATAAATTACAGATTTTCCACCTGGCATATTTTTCTCTAGCGATGGGAAGAGTTCCATAGGATTGTCGTACACATGCGATGTACAAATAACTGTCGTACGTGTAAGTGCACCCATATTAGTCAGCGTCTGCATGAGCGTTTTCATCGCTCTAGCTTTAGTGCCAGTATCCTGACTAGTATTATCTTTATCCATTCGCTTAAAGTCCATCTCAGACTGAAGGTTACTCAGAGAGTCGACAGCGATAACGAACTGTCCTCCTAACTGCTTTTCTTCTACACGATTTAGAAAGTTAAATATAGAGTTACGCGTTTGCTCGATTGTCTTACACGGAACATATTTTACCCTAGAGATATCTAGACCTGCTGCTTCTGCACTTTCTGGATCAACAGCATTTTCTGTATCAAAGATAACAACATGCTTACCCATTCTCTGAGCATTTGCTAGTACGCGTAGCAGGAAACCTGTCTTAAATGTCTGTGATTCACCAGCTAGAACAGTTACTCTACCTGCTGGTATACCTTTGAAGCAAGACCCAGAGATAATTGCATTAAGTGCATACGATCCTGTATCAATCCAATCATCAACTCTACTTAATGTACTTTTATCTAACCATGTTGCGTAGGGATTAGCTTCATTTAGCAAATCCAAGGCTGATTCTACTTCTTTTTCAATTGAACTTTTTGCCATATATTAGATTATAATATAACAAGTATCATAATCTAGAGGCTCATTTGCGTTTCTTATTGCGGCCGCTTTTCATATTAGCACACCAGTGAGCCATACGCTGTTTTTCACCGCTACTATTTTTTGCAATCTTACGAAGTGCCGTTACACTCTTCTTACAGTTGACGCCTTTTCTTTTCGCTAAGCCTTTACGACCTGGCTTTTTACCGTCTGCGTAATTTTCTGTTAGTAACATATTTACCAATTCGTCGAAGCTCATACACTTATTTATACAAAAAAAGCCGCTCCAATAAAATTGGAGCGGCTTCAACCAATATATTATGCAATCAGTCCTCAAAAAGCTTGATCACCTCAGGTTCAGTTTGAACCGGAGTAGAAGAAGGAGTATTAAAGTTATGGTACTGCTTAATAATATCATTATTGAGCTCAACAGAACTTTCTACAATAGATGCACGATTAAATGTCCAGTTATTTTGAGTTTTAGATTCAGGCGTCAGCAGTTCCATAAAGATATATGGGAAGGATTGTACCTGCAACTGACTCTGATTTGGCTGCACATGTAAAATAATTGGATTGCACAAGGTAAGCTGCGTCTCTGTTTTATCAAAAACCTGCCCTACTACTACTCGACCGATATGGTCAATAATTACTTGAATATCACTCATCGTATTAATAATAACCTACTTATAGTCCTTTTCAACTTTTTATTTAATTTTTGTTTTGTCGAAAGAGATATCAACACGCTCTCTCCACTCAATTAGAGCTCGTCTCATAATCTCAATCTCTTTGTGATTGTTTGTACCAGACCCATCATCAACACCTTGCATAATATTTGAAACTACCTGCATTACTGCATTAATTCCATTTGCTTTGCCTCTCCAGTATGCTGGATGTGCTTTTGGTGACTCGTCGTAAACCGGGTAATCTAGATATTCCATACAAACTATTTACAATAAGTCAGCGTTTTATCAACTAAAAAGATCCGCAAGTTCTACCCTAATATTCATACTAGGTTTACGAATTTGCCAGTCAACACATTCGTAAAATCTTTCAATAGACTGATACAGAATCTTTTCAAACATTTTTTCATAGTCAATCTTAAAGAGATCGTGAAACTCTTCAGGATAGGCATACTTAAAGCCAATAACATCAATCTTATATTTGTTAGGTTGCTGCACATACAGATATCTAACCTTATCTCCAGAGTTAATAACCTCATACTTATTGTCTATACCTAGCTTGCTCGTAAGTGTATTATGAAGATAAGCAGCTTTTACATGAATCGGCGTACCCTTACCTACATTCATATCTTTACACTTCGGACTATACTTTTCATAACCCTTCAACCCCATAACAGATGCAATATCTTCCTCAGGTAGAGTCTTAAAGATATCGTAAGCCTCCTTCAGAGCCTTGTTTGTCAGTTGACGTGAACGAGTTGTTAACATCGTCTCGATAATGTTCTTAGCGTAGGGTTTAACAGCATTAGGCATAGATGTACGTACAACCTCTACTCCTGTATACTTAAACTTATCTGACTTAATACCCTCATCATCAAGTACATGCATAACATACCGTTTCTTCTGTAACATTAACGCTGTACCAGCAATAGATTCACGCTTGAATATAAACCTCGAATCTTTGGATCTTAACGCACTAATAGCCCAACTGTTAATATTGTCGTTAAGATAGTTCTCAAGGTCCTGGAGAGTCTTATAAAACTTATCTGTAATATTATTAGACTCGTCGCAGAGCGGTACAATATGCTCGATACACTTAAGAGAAAAATAACAGCTATCTGTATCAGAGTAAATCCAGCTATTATTAAGTTCTTCTGCATTTGTTATATTAAAGTTATCAGATAAAAATTGTTGAAGCAATTTACCAGCCTGCTTAATAACTGCCTGACCTGTAAGAGTAACAGAAGATGCAATATCGTCATCGCCAATCGAAGCCTGTTTATTACCCATGAACCCATATGTCGAGTTTAGTAAAACCTTTTGAACCATTTGTAATGTATTAGCTCTTGATATCTCTACAGATATTCGCTTAAGTTCCTCCTTTAGACTCATATCTGTCTTATCGGACTTATACTTAATATTTAAATCATACTGCCTCTTCTTAAGGTCAGTTAGCTTAGTTTTTACAATCTTACGTTGATCGTAATAGTAATCAAGAAACTCCGGAATAATACCCTTTCGTTTCTGGGTAAACAGAAAACCTGCTTTAGATAAAGCACACTCTTCGTGTTTAATAAACTGTGCGAACTTTTCGTTCGTCAACGTCAGTGTTTTTCCAGATACATGATGAATGTTTACTGTACTATCATTAACCTTTTCTACTCTACCTACTTTCGTCTCAGGAGAGAGGTTGAGCGAAATCATTACATTCGGATATAGAGAGTTAGCATCGAAAGATACTACATTCGATTGAAAGCCTCTCTTTGGCTCAGACACATACGCACCTGGATTCTTACCGCCGTCTTGTTTACGTATGAAAGTCGATATAATTTCGCCCCTATTTCTCGCTCTAATAGTTAGAGCACCTGTAATAACAGATAGGGTTCCCATTGCACCTTCTAGTGTAGTAAGACCTACATAAGATAACATCTTTAAGAGGCTAACATACTGAAGCTTTTCTTCTAGCTTAACAATAATGTTAACGTCCATAATGTTATAATCAATGAACTTATTCCAGTCAGTATCAGCAAGAGTAGCTAGGTCAATATCGCCATAGTCTATCTTATTCATTCCTAACTCCAGCTCGCCAATAGCGTCAAGCTTGTATGACTCTCGCAACTTAAGGCAGAAACGTCTATAGATGTCCATGTAGTCAATACACGATACACCCTCAATATAATATCTCTTCTGTTGCTTACCAAACTTACCTATAATCTCACGGAAGTAAACTCTACCTGTTGGTGATAACCGGCTTACGTAATCTTCACCCATTACTCGCTCACATCTATTAATAATGTAAGGTATGTCAAAGAACTCAGACGACCAACCAGATAAAACATCCGGATAATCATCCTCGAGGTACTCGATAAACTTGATAAACAAATCTCGCTCATTTTTACAGTGAGTATAAACAATATCTTCTCGATCAGTCTTATAAGCACCTGTACCAAATGTGTAGTATGTCTTGCTAAGAGTATCGTAGCATGTAATTACGTTAATAGGATGCGTTGGGTTGTTAGTATCTGGAAACCCTTCGTTAGACGGACTGTATGTCTCGATATCGAGAAACACCACTTTAAGATCGTTCTTAGTAAACTCCGGAGTCTCGTTGACTTTCCAAAATGTATCTAACAAGTACTGTTGAACGGTTGATATATTCTCATATAGCTTT